TATAAAGACAAATGGCCTGACCAAGTATCCGCAGCCAACTATAGCTATTTAACCCACCCTTGGGATAAAGCAAAACTAGATTTAAAAATTAAAGCATGGAAAGGAGAAACAGCAGGTCATACTTGTTATGAAGATCCTATCAAAGATAAATGTATGCGAGGTCTTTGTTATAAAAGACCGTTTGGTGTTAAATCAGATAGTATTTCTGTATTCCCTGAGATTCAAGATTTTGAAATGATAACTTATGCTGAACCTGAATATAGATTTAACGTGATTATGCCTAATGATGACAAAATTCAAGTTATAATAACTAATACAAAACTAATGACAACACAGAAAGAAGTTTTAAATTTAGTCTGGCAACAAACAGGAGTTTATTTTGAACCACTTAAACCAAAAGACTTTAGAGCAAAATTAAATGAGTGGCGTAAGAATGGACAAAAGATTACCCCACCTAAAGGAACTCAAATTGAAGATAGATTAGAAGAGGAGCTATATCAATACTGTGTAAATGGTCCTCAGGCACAAGAGAGAAGACAGATCCACAATGGTTCTTGCTTTACCGAAGAAGGTTATCATTACTTTAGGTTTACTTCTTTTATTGAACACCTAGGCAATGGATGGAAAATTCCTGAAGAAAAAATTGCACAGAAATTAAAAGACAGATGTCATGTAGACTTTGATCACTCTTTAAACGTAGATGGTAAAACATTAAAAGTTTGCAAACTACCACAACTCCATACACCACAAATAGAACACAAACCCATAGAACGTAAAGGAGCTAATTACTAATGAGATATAAAGTAGTAGGACCACCAGGAACTGGGAAAACGAGAAGACTCTTAAATGAAGTACATAAATATGTAAAGAAAGGTATTCCACATGACCAAATAGGATATTTTGCGTTTACTCGTAAAGCAGCGGGAGAAGCAAGAGATAGATTTCTAGCTAAGAATCCTGACCTTACTAAAAAAGATATAAAATATTTTCAAACTCTTCACTCATTAGCTTTTAATAATCTTGGTCTTAAAGAAGAAAACGTAATGCAAGAAGGAAACTACCAATCAATTGGAGAAAGATCTGGTATTCAAATTAAATATGCCTCCTATGAAACAAATAACTTTAACGGAATCTTTTCTTCTAGTAGTGAGTATTTAAGCCTTATTAATCTAGCAAGAGTGCGACAAATTACTGCTGAACAACAGTTCAATAGGAATGAACATTTGAGTTGGATAAGTAAAAATAAATTAATTGGAATAGAAAAAGAAATTAATAGTTATAAAGATTTTTATAAATTGATTGACTTCACGGATATGATTCAACAATTTTTAGATAAAGGCGATACCCCAAAATTTAAAGTTATTTTTGTAGATGAGGCTCAGGATCTATCCTTGATCCAATGGGCTATGATTAAAAAAATTGAAGAAGATACTAATTGTGATGTGTGGATTGCAGGGGATGATGACCAGGCTATTTTTGGATGGGCTGGAGCTGATGTAGATTCATTTATTAACTGGGAAGCACGAGAAATTTTATTAGATAAATCTGAAAGAGTTCCTCAAACAATTCAACATAAAGCGTTGAGTATTATTTCTAGAATATACCTTAACCGTTTATCTAAAGACTATCTTCCTAAAAATGATTTAGGAAATATTTATGAACGCTTTAGTATAAACGGAATTGATATGAGCGAAGGTGATTGGCTTATCTTAGCTAGAACTAATTCTCTTTTAAAAAAAATTCCAGCATATTTAAAAAGAAAGGGCTATTTCTTTAATACTAATCAAGGAAACAGTATAGGAAAAACTTTATATGAAGATATTTTAAACTGGCGAAGAATACAAAAAGGAGAAACTCTTCCTGAAATACAACACCAAAGAATAATGGAACACATAGGGCATAAAGAAATCGATTTTAATGGGGACTGGTATGATATGTTTAATAAGATTTCAGTGAGTAAAAGAGATTACATGCGAGCGCTGTTAGATAATGGAGAAGATATATTAAAGGATCCCAGAATAAAAGTTTCAACAATTCATGGGGCTAAAGGTGGAGAAGCCCACAATGTAATTTTATATTTAAATCAAACGGCGAATACTATCAAAGGAGCAAAAAAATCGCAAGCAAAACAAGAAGAAGAATTTAGAGTGTGGTATGTAGGTGTAACTAGAACAATTGAAAATTTATTTTTAATAAAATCAAAAACCAAATCAAAGGAGTTTAAAATATGAAAAATCCATATGATAAACAAATTGGCGGATCACATTATCAGAAATTTAAAATTCAGCCAAGTAAATTTGTAGTTGAAAATGAGTTGCTTTTTCCTGAAGGCTGCGCTATAAAATACATCTGTCGCCACCGACTGAAAGGAAAAAAAGAAGATATATTGAAGGCCATACATTTTTTAGAAATGATACTTGAAAGAGACTATATAGAGAAAAAAGATTTTTTAGAAGAAGTTGAGAAAGAAAAAAAAGAATTAGAAGAATCATATCAAGAATCCAAAAGACAAACAGAAGAACGTAAACCAAAAGATAAACCAAACTCATGGGGGATAATAAAAAATGTTTGAAGCACAGACTGAATGGGTTAAGCCCGACGAATTTCCAGACTTAAGACAAGCAGATACAATTGCAATCGATTTAGAAACACATGATCCAGATTTAAAATCAATGGGATCAGGTGCTGTTGTTGGTAAAGGTAAGGTTGTAGGTATCGCGGTAGCTGTTGATGGCTACTCAGGATACTTTCCCTTCGATCATGAAGGTGGTGGTAACCTCGAAAAAAGTAAGGTAATTCAATGGTTTACAGACATTTGTGAATGTCCTGCCGATAAAGTTTTTCATAATGCAATGTATGATGTGTGTTGGATTCGAAAAATGGGAATAAAAATAAATGGAAATATTTATGACACCATGATTGCAGCATCACTCGTAAATGAAAATAGATTTAGATATGATCTAAATAGTTTAGGTTGGGATTATGTTGGTAAAGGTAAAAACGAAACAGAATTAAGAGCAGCAGCTAATGAATGGGGAGTTGATCCCAAAGCAGATATGTGGAAGCTACCATCAATGTATGTTGGAAGTTATGCAGAACGTGATGCAGAATTAACTTTAGCTTTATGGAAAGTCATGCAGAAAGAATTAAGCGACCAGGATCTAGGATCTATTTTTGAATTAGAGACTGATCTTTTTCCTTGTCTAGTTGACATGAGATTTCTTGGGGTAAAAGTAGATGTTGAAAAAGCTCATGAACTAAAGAGACAGTTAACAGTACAAGAAGAAAAATTACTCCACAAAATAAAAAAAGACACAGGAATAGACACTCAAATATGGGCAGCAAGATCGATCGCCAAAGTTTTTGAAAAATTAAATTTACCTTTTGAACGAACTGCAAAAACAAAGGCTCCATCATTTACAAAAAATTTCCTTTCGTCTCATGAACATCCGTTAGTTAAGATGATAGCAGAAGCAAGAGAAATTAACAAGGCCCACACAACATTTATTGATACAATTATTAGGTATGAACATTGTGGCAGAATCCATGCAGATATTAATCAAATTAGATCTGACAGTGGAGGAACGGTAACAGGAAGATTTAGTTATTCCAATCCAAACTTACAACAAATTCCCGCTCGTAATAAAGACTTAGGTCCTTTGATTCGATCCCTTTTTCTTCCAGAATCAGGTTGCGAGTGGGGATGCTTTGACTACAATCAACAAGAACCAAGATTGGTAGTTCACTATGCATCCCTTGATCAAGACGCAAGCGTCTTTAATGTACAAAATGCTTATAAGGAAGGGGACGCAGACTTTCATACTATTGTTGCGAAGATGGCGGACATTCCAAGAACTCAAGCGAAAACAATTAACCTAGGATTATTTTATGGAATGGGTAAAGCAAAACTTCAAGCAGAGCTAGGAGTGAGTAAAGAAAAAGCAGAAGAACTTTTTTCTATTTATCACAGTAGAGTTCCTTTTGTTAAAACTTTAATGAAAGGAGTTTCTAATAGAGCACAACAACGTGGTCAGATAAGAACCTTACTTGGGAGACTTTGTCGTTTCCATTTATGGGAACCAAATAGTTTTGGTATGCATAAAGCATTACCATTTGAACAAGCAGTTCAAGAACATGGGCCCGGAATAAGAAGAGCCTATACATACAAAGCTTTGAATAAATTAATTCAAGGATCCGCTGCAGATATGACTAAAAAATCTATGTTAGAACTATATAAGGAAGGAATTATTCCTCATATACAAATACATGATGAACTGGATATTTCTGTAGAAAGTGATAAACAAGCAAAACAAATAACTGAAATTATGGAATCTGCAGTTGACTTGGAGATACCAAACAAGGTAGATTACGAGTCCGGTAAAAACTGGGGAGACATACATTAAGGAGAAAACTATGGAAAAAATAGTTCAACACGGTAAAAGAATATGGGGACTAGCTGTTGCTCATAAAAGAGTTACAGCTGTGGTAATAGTTGCCATTATTATATTAATCAGCATAATTAAATAGTCTATGAGATATGGCTTATTTGAATGCAAACATTCCTGTGACGTATGCACAGATCAGAAGAGAATATCTTTATGATCTTAAAACACATCATGGAGAAGTGGAAGACTGCATTATTTTTGGTATTGCATCGATTACAGGACGTCCTGTACTCTTTCATGCAATTATGGAAAATGGTGCTGTCTTCTATAGGCTGCCTATTTCAGCATTCATTCAAAGAGGCTTTGAAGCACAAGAAGTACCTGGGATGCGACTTGATGAGCTGGAGCTTTGGAATTGCTTTAGTTATTATCCTAGTGTCACTTCTTTTGATATCCTAGACGGACAATCAGGTAAATTTTTCGGCAAAGATAAAAAATGGCACGCAGGTGCCTATCTTTTTACTGTTGACTGGGCCCACCCAGAGAGTAATATAGTCGACACCGATCATTCGGAAATTCCGCACGAACATAAGTGCGCTCATGTATTGGCATTAGAAAATGGCAATTATGCGGCTCAGCCAAATAACAGACTAATCTGGAGCATACCTTCATTTACAGTAAGAGATGAAGTTCCTGATTGGAAGGTTCAAACTTCGGACTGGAATGTAGAAGATTCACGGAAGTGGAAAACAGAAGATACTGACAGGTTCTTCTATAAAATTGAGGAGAAAAAAGATGTTTAAAATTATTTTTTGGCCATTTAGAAAACTTCTAGGTTGGCTCGCAAGTGGATTACCACCAGGAAAAAAAGAAAAAGGAGAACCCCTGACATTAAAACCTGAACCCCTTAAATGCTATACGCATAAAAGATATAAAAAATCATGTCCTATTTGTATTGCATCAGCAGGGAATAATTAAATGAATAAATGTAAACAATGCAATCATGATTGTCACTGCGGCGGTAAAGAACATATTGATGAATACTTAGATATATGTCAATGCGGAAACTGTGATTGTCACCAAGGGAAAGCAGAAGATTCAACCTATGAAAACAATGGTGTCGTAGTAGATGACACTGGAGAATGTGAGAGCTGTCAATGATGGAAAAAATTTTAACTTTATTAGTAGGGCTTCTAATTGCTTTAGGAGGCTGGAGTCTATCTAGAACGTTTGATCTGTCTACGACTCAAGCAGTTCTGGAAAATCAAGTGGATCAATTAGAATTTAACGTACAAATGTTGGAGGAGAAAATGGATAAGATGATGGACTCTGATGAAGAGATCATGGACCAACATAA